GAGACAATTGATGACCCTGTTGTTGTTACACTTCCAACGGCCCCCGTTGCCGCAATACCTGTTACCGAAACAGGTGCTGCACCTGCTACTGCTACACTTCCAACTGCGCCTGTACCCGCGACATTCGTGACAGCAACCGAAACATCAGGGGCTGTTCCCCATCTGTCCGATCCCCATGTACTTCGTCCCCAGCCGACAGCCATAATTTTAGGCTATACGAATTATGGCCGTTGATGCAGCCGCCGCAGGGAAGGTAATAGTAAACGTGCCAGAAGTACTGGTTTTATTACTTCCAAAGTCCAAGACACAAACAGCTTTATCACCATTTGTATCGTTATAAATCATAGCGCCCATAGCTGTGATAGTCGCCGTCGTGAAACTTTTATCCGCGAAATCCGCGAACCCGGTGGTTCCGCCAGTGGTGGGGTCAATATTGGTAAGGGCTAGACCCCCTGTGACATATGTACCACTAGAAGCCACTTCACCCGTCGTAGTGAAGACGGTAGTCGTTGCACCCAACGTAGCCGTAGTGCTACTTTTCCCACCGCCGCCTTCCGCATACAGGGCTAGTTTGAAACTGTTACCCCCAGAAGCCTTGAAATTATGGGTCGCTTGTAGAACTTCGCTCTTAAATGCAGTACACATTGCCTGAGCTATAGCCATTTTATAAACTCCTTAGATTATCGGCTAAATCGGAATAACCGCTTTGCCTTAGTTTAGCACAAATTGTCGCTCTGTCTTGCTCTACTGCTTGCCGCATATAGTAAACTAAGGTTTCCTCTACGGTATTCTTGAATGCCCTAGCCTGATCCCGTATGGGAAGAGGTGCGTCATCAGCAATATATAGAATCCTGTCAGCCGCCATTTTCGCAACCTTTTCTACAGAATGCCCCTTATTGTTAGAAATTACCACTTCTATTCCGCCAACTGATCCTGCCCCGCTCACGTCAAGCATTATGATTCCCCTGCAACGAAACAACTTTATCGTTTTTCTCAAATAGAACGGGTTGATTGTCCATAGGCTCCGGGGGCTCAATATTTGATTTATGTATTAACGTAAGCGTATCATTGTTTAGATTCATTATTAAGGGGTCATCCAGTCTGTGATACCCGTATAGCTTTTCTTCTATAGGAACATCTGTGTCCAGAAGGGAGGATGATGATGCTACATCCACATGCATACCTCTAGCTACAGCAGCGGAAAGCCAGAATTCCGTACACGCTCGACCTGCTTCAGCCATATGCAGATTAGTTCTGTAGGAATAATCTATTCCGTACAGGAAAAGTTTTCCTATTTCACTATATATGGCAAAAGCTATGGCATACGGGACGGTGTTATTAAAATAACAGAGCCCTGTCTTCTCGATAATTTTCTCTAGCGGAAAAAGAACGGCCCCTGGAACCCGGTCATCTAGCTCGCATGTGTAGATAGGACCCGGGTGATTAGGTAATTCTCTTCTAAGAGCCGAAGTTTGCTTACCGGCTAAATCGGTATCAAAAAACCTTGATGGAGGATCCATCATAAACACTCGATCATGCTTAATTGGCGCTAGCATGGAGTTTATCGCCCATACCTCATCGTATTCCGCACCGTTAGCGACAGAAGATGTGTACTCCCGTTGAGAACCGCCTAATCCAACTAAAGCTACGGATGCTCCTTTGAGGTCAGTCATGCAACATTTTTCCGAACACGGTCATAACGGTATTCGTCTCTTGTTTGCTTGCCCTCTCCAAGATTCTTCAACCACTGTAAAGATTCTTGGAATCTGGCGTTATATAATTGTAGCAAATCAGTCTCGCCCTTCATAAAAGTATAAGCTTCCACCAAGGCACCATACAGAAGGGTTAACTCCGCATTTGTTCCAAGCCAACTGGTTCCATCGCTAGTCGCTGTAATTGAAGTTGGTCTATAAAAATAATGTAATTCAACGGGATAATCATCATCTGGAGTCGGAGCAACCATTAAAGATTCAGCATTCCAGTCCGCATAATATAGAGGTTCCCCCAGAGTGGCTGGGTCTGGCGTATAATCCTGTAAAAAAGTTACCTGCTTATACAGAAGGAATTTGTTTTCCGAGCTTGCAATTATACTCAAAGAAAAGGGGGCCAAAAAAGCTTGTGGTTTTGCTAAAAACTTACCTGAAGTAGTTAGATTCCCCGCCACGTTTCTACGAAAAACATCCAACTGGCATTCCTTCAAAATCCGCTCTTCAGAATTTATAATAAATCTGGATAGCTGATTCGTGAATGTCGTTTCCGTATTCTGAGTATAGTCCTGAATAGCGGTCTTTAAGGTTGTGTATGTAAAAGCCATCTTACGAACTCACCGTTACGGGTCCCGCTGAAGAAATTTCACCGCCGCCCTTGATATTTCCTATTGTTGCAGTTCCGCTGGTAGAAACAAAAGTGTACGTATCTGAATTTACTTTTGTTATAGAAAATCCAGCCGCCGTTTCCAGCATACTTTCACTAAACCCATCAAAAGGAGCCATGTCTCTAAACCTTACAATATCTCCTGTAGAACGACCATGGCCCGGTTCGGCCACAGTTATTAGGGTTGTTCCCACCCCTGACGATAGAAAACTATTAAAGGCTAAAAGAACTGCTACAGGGGGCTCCGTTCTATCCGGCCTTGGATTTTTCAAAGCTTGCGAATCACCAACTATTTTTTCTGGATTAAGTTGTGGTTGTTTCGCCTCCCACTCATCCTTTCCAACTAAAAAGCCGGTCCATTCTTTTTTCATATCCCGTAATTTATATGCCGCACCTGAACGATCTGATATTCCCATAGCGTATTTATTCGACGCATACCTAGCCATTAACCGGCTACCCGTAAGCTAGACCCCGTTGGAACAATGAAAAAAGAAGCTCTGTCCCGGTCTTCTGATGCGGCCCTCTCAAACTCTTCTTCATAAAGAGTTTTTAAAATCTGTATCCTATCTGGCGCGCGTTTCAAGGCTATGTAATAAGCCAAACCCGCTGCTAGGCAGGGGTAAAATCGGAACGGAACTTGGGTTGTGTTAACGGAGGTGTCCGCATCATCTATCCTAACCAACCTGTCGTAAATCAATTGATCAGTGCTGTTTTCCGGGGCGGGCCATATTTTGATTATGGGGGTTATTTGACGGTCAACGTAAAATTGAATGGGCCTTCCAGTGGTTGTTTTATCTGGAATATTTAAATAACCATCCCGGCTTACACGTTGAATAGAGATATCCTGTCCGCTTCTGCGAACAACAGAAGATAAAATATCTATGGACGACTGAACATCTACCAAAGAGGGCGTCGAAGAAACCGTTGTAGTGGCCGCGCTTGTTCCACCTGTTATGGACTCTGTAGCGGCAAAAGTTCCGGAAGGGTTTGTAATAGTCATGCTCGTGGCAGAAGGTTTTGTTATTACATATGCGGTAGAGCCGCTTGTTCCACCCGTTATAGTTTCTCCAAGGGAAAAACTTCCGCTTGCCGCGACGGATAACGTAATTGTACCTAAAGGATATTCGGTTACATTTGCGGCAACGGTTTGAGTGACTTGCTCAATAGTCCAACGATTAAGGCCTCGATTTGCCCAGTCCGCGAACAAGAAATTAAGAGAGCGACGCGCCGTTTTGGCATCATAGCCCGTCCGTAGCTCTAAGCCGCACCGCTCAAAAGCTTCTTCTATATATTCAGCAACGTCTGGTTCAAAATCTTTTGATCCGGAAACAGCCATGACAATAAATGCTCCTCACGATTCAACTCCAAAGAGCTGTTTTAATAGCAAAAGCTAGTTGTCCTAAAAGTAAAATTCCTGCTGCCCATAGAATTCTGTTAATTCCGTCTACAGCCTTCTGAATATGAAAAAGATCGTTGGTTTTCATAACGTCCATCTTTTGGGACAAAAGCTTTAATTCCCCACGTATCTCAACAATATCGAGTTGGTTTTTTATCTCGACATCAGCCACGGATCTAATATTCTTTTAAACAGTACAGGACGACCGAGTAAGTATCAGCCGCCGTGTGCCCTATCGTCGTTAACACTATGTCACCAGTCTTGCCACTAGCGGCTGCAACATTAGGAAGACCACTTACATCTGAATAATCTAGCGTGTCGGAATAATTAGCCGGTAATTCTACGGCGATAACGTCCGTCGTGGCATCCCACAGCAGTTTTACCGCCATACCGGCAGTAGAGAAGACTACTTTTTCAAGCTTTACTCCGGTGCAGGCCGTTCCGTTTTGAAGAGACGAAAGGGTGGATACATCCACTTTAACAACAGCCGCTTCACCAGTGCCATCGCTGGTATTAGTGCAGTAAATTACGGCATTTCTAGCGCCGTCTATCACTGTGGTGGTAGTTACGGCATCAGCCATATCAAACTCCTCCTAAAGGAGTGGGGGCGTTCAGGCCCCCACTCAACTGATTAAGATGTGGCAAAAACCGAAGTGCCAGCAGCAGCGCCGGTCCCGGAGGTCGTAGAAACTGCATCGGCTCGCCATACCGTCCCGTTAAAGGAGAATACGATGCGGCTACCGATACCCGGACCTGCATTGCTTAGACCAACCATGTTCAGGAAGTCGTCCGCGCTACCGTCCGCAACATCCGCTGCAAAAATAAAGGCAAGTACGGTGGTTGTTTTGTACACTACCGAATTAACCTCAAAGAACTCGCCCGCCGTGCCAAACTTTTGAGTTTGGCCGTTAGACATGGCAGCGTGCCAATCAACAATAATCACGTCGCCAGCAGTAGAGGTTGCAGCAGTGGGCAATGTCGCCGTACAAGCGTTCCCATCTGCGGGAGCAATATAATGAGTGTTTTTGACCATAACGGCAGCAAAGGCGTTTGCCATCTGCGTCTTAGCGCCCGTAGCGGCGATCATTCCGGTGGGGTTGGCAATAGCACCAGTAGAGGCAATATCAAGCGTAGTCGTGACCGCGCCCGTAGTGGAATTAATGTTGATTACTTCAAAGCCGTTCTCAGAACGAACGGGGCCATTAAATGTCGTGTTAGCCATGAGGCTTCCTCCTTACAAAGGTTTTATTCCCTAGCGTCGTGTAAGCGTCTGTTGGGACAGTCGCTAGGAATATGTAATCCCAAAAACTACCGGGAAGGGGTCTCCCCCCTCCCGGTATATTAGTCATCAGCCAGGAGAACCAAAGATACCCCGAGGATCAGACCAACCAAACGCATAGCGTTCGCGGGCTTTATACCTCACATTTCCGGTATCAAAGTCGCCTTCCATGGAAGTCCTAATCGCACTGCGATTAAAACCTTTAAGACCATTTGGAGCATCTGTCATAATGAACCAAGCATCCACGTCATTCAGGAAATGATTAACATCATAACCTTGCGGAAGCATACCCATGTTACGAACAGCATTGATGTCGTTATCTGCCGTTCCAACGCGAAGGGTTGATTCAAGCAAACGATCTGCGGTGAACTGAAGTTCTTTTGGAACAACTAGTTTAGTACCGCTAACCGCCACTTTCAGGCCACGCTCGTCAACAAAACTTGAAATATCAATGAGGGCCTGTTCAAGGCTTGTCTCATTAAGATCCGAAGCAACTGCGAGTTCGTTGCGGAAAGTGTTGCCACTTACTAGAGGATGAACGATTGAGCAAAGCTCAATACCATCGCCACCTGTGTAAGCGCTGTCAAAAGCGTTGTTTAGAACCGCTGCCGCTTTGACCTGCTTGGTTTGGCTCATGCTTCGAGCCAAGGCCTTCGTATACCTAGAAGCTAGACGATCATAAAGATTGTCTTCTACGGCTTCTTCAGTAATGGAGAACGCAAGTGCGATAGTCTCCATGGTATATCGGGCCGTGTAGGCTTCCTGCGCGTCGTCGTAAGACACGGCAGTACCTTCACTTTTAGTGGGAGCGGAACCAAAACCAGACAACATGACCT